CATTTTTAAACCAGAAACCGCCGCCGCAAGGGCAGCGAAAATCAAAGTTTCTAGCTCAAATGTGAAGCCATTGCCCATACTGCTAAACTTATGCAGATCAACCCATTCCCCAGAATCCCAATCGAGGCTGTCGCCTTTCTTGGAGAGACCGGGTACAAAAGTCTTCGGACAACGGAGTGTGAACAGCAAATCGAACCATTCGGCTGGTAGTAACCAACGTACAAGTTCTAAACTCACTGTGTCAGACGCACTGCTAAGGTCTATAGTAGCCCATGAATCAAACGTGGACCCATCACGGGCCAGTTCACGATGGAGTTTTTGACCATCGATCCACGGGTTAACTCGGAACGAAGTCGGGTTCTCATCTTCCTGTGAAGGAGAAACGTGAATTCCAACTCGCCCGAGCCGCTTCTTTATATACGCTCCAACGCCGAGTTGCAGCCACAAGTTACCAAGTGGCTCGACGCAAATGCCGCGATGTGTTGCGGCGGTTTTAGGGACGCATGTAAAGTAATTCCCGGGTAGCGAATCCGGGAGAGCGAGACCAGACGCTAACCTGCTCCTACCCCAGGCCGAAGGCCAGAAGTAGTGCTCGAAAAGAGCTAAGGCGGGCTGCGTACACCTGGGAGTCACCCAGAACTTATCTGCCAACGTCTTGGACGTTGAACCCTTCAGCTCGAAGCAAGTGCCTGGCCCGAATGACGGTTTTATGTCAGACGGGATCGGTCCCAAAACGCGCGCGATGATTTTTTCCGCCTTCTGCAGGATATGCCGAAGACGCCCTTCGACCGGACAGTCTGTCCAGTCAGGGATAAGGCGCATACGTTGGAAGAACCGATTGGTTCTAGCGCACAGCTCCTCCGACTCGAAGAACTTCTGACGGGCAGCCCTCACGGGTTGCAAATCAGACGAAGTCAAGCACCTCGATTTTCTGAGGAAATTACAAGCTTGACTGTCTCTTCGATACTCCTCGGCACCAACCACGGTGCACGAATAGTCGGCAGGGTCGACCGCCATTGCGGCGAGCTCCCCGTACAGCTCATGCTTTAGGAAGATGTTACATTTCCGAGCAATGTCTGTGTTCAGGTGTTCATAAAGTGCAGATGCTACTTTACGTAGGTTGGTATCAAGTGCCATATTGTAAACCTCATTGCAAGATGTTACATGGCCGACCGTGTCTTAGGTCGGAGCGTATCCAGTTTCGGCTACTGCTCGAATCAGAGCATGAACGAGCAGGTTTGTACCCTGCACATAGCCGTCTTGAATGGCCCCGGCGTCAACATTAGTCGGGATCACCGCCGAAACGGACAATCCGAACTGCGCGAGCTTGCTCGTCAGCCCATCCACCGTGTTTGTCACAGGGAATGAGAGGGACGCCTCAAGGAGACGCGCGTTACCTGACCCATTGTTCCGCGTTACCACCTGGAACTTCGGACGAAAGCCAATAATAGCGCTTTTCGAATCGAAGGTCCAAATGGCAGGAACACGATCCCCAGAAGAGGGGGTCTTCGCCACATAAGTGACTTCCGCACCTGTGTTATCCAGTACGACGATATCTGCCATTGTAGGCATAGTAGTAAACCTCTTTTATTTGTCACCCGTAAAAAGGGCAACGAGAAGGGAGACTGCTGTTGCAGCCCGCGGCATGGAAGTTCCGAAGTTACCAACTTTCGGATATATCAGAACCGGTCTTGGAAGACCGACCGTACGTCTATGTGCATATGTGTTGTATTCATACCAACACATACCACCGTACCAATCCCACTCGGACGTCGTCGAGAATCTTGACTTCGCCCGTACAAACTGGGTTTGATACGAGTTGGTTAGCGTGAGACCATAAAGGTCGGACACGGCACCTAGAACATCACCCACATTGGTAAACCAATCAACCACAAAGGAGAAGGGAACAACCTCCCATGCGATTGCAAGCGGGTTTGCTAAACCCATTTGCTGAACAAGCAAGCTATTGTATGAGCTTACCTCCACGTTAGCACCGATCCTGGCTACGTAGCGCCCGCTCTCGCGGACACTCTTAGTAGAGTAGGACTCAGTGCGTTCCGGGAGCATACAACTTGCCCGTCCCACAAACTTACCTGTGGACCTTCCCGTAGTCAAAGCCACTGTCGCGTCGTAGAGTTCCCCGGCTAAGGGGCTCCACCCGAAGTGATACTCCAACCACAGACCGCTAGCCTCGTGAGAGGCCGCGCGGATCTTCTTGCGATGTTTCCGTTTCGGATTCACACCCAATTCGGCAAGGAATCGCTTGAAGCGGCCCCGACGTAAAGCTTTATAAGCCTTGTACATCTTGGCGGCACGGTCACCAATGAGTTCAAGGGCATCTCTGCCCTCGGCTACAGTGGCACCCAATGTCGCACTAGGACCTCGAGCGACTTCGATGAAGCGCTCGTATGCACGGTTATACGTTGAAGCTGCATAACTCGGCACTTTACTTATCATCCATGAATTACCAGTGTACGGGTGATCGGCGCTAAACGGGCCTGGGGAATAGTACCACTTCCACCAGGGATCCGATTGAACGACCGTTGCACGTCCACGAGCAATTCTTCCCTCGTAGCCGAGAACCTGATCCTTAGGTTCGCCAGGTAGGGTGCGCCAACCTTGTTTGTAAACAAAGTTTTTGACACCAAAGCCAGGTTCCCCATAGGGAGATTCGGAAGCGTCGAAGGGAGCGGAGTAATAAGTTTCTAAATATGTAGGCATCGTCGTATCCATGTAATACGGATCGACACCTACCCTCACTCACCCAACCGTACAACGATTGACGTTGCACGATCAGATGTAAAACCGATGGCATGAGCCATCTAGCACGTGAGGGCTGGAAGAAATCGTTCCTAGCAAAGGAATGAAGTCCAGCAGCTCCATTTTT